CAAGGGCGTGAACTCTAAAATCCTCGTGAGGTTCACGAATTGAAACTCTGGGACTTCTTTCGACGAAAGCCTGCGCCCAAGCGCCGACAGTTTGAAGCCGCCAGCACTGGGCGGCTTTTTTCTGACTGGCTCACGACCAGCAAAAGCGCGGACCACGAGCTGCGCTACACGCTGAAAACGCTGCGCGCTCGTTCGCGTGAGCTGGCCATCAATAACGACTACGCTCGCCGGTTCCTCGACATGACCACGACCAACGTGGTCGGTGCGAAGGGCATCCAGCTACAGGTCCGCGCGCGTGACCTCGGCGGGCCGCTCGACCAGACCGCGAACAGCATTCTGGAGGACTCGTTCAAGGCATGGGGCGAGCTGGGCGTTTGCACCGTGGACGGCCAGATGACCTGGCTGGACGCGCAGCGGATGTTCATTGAATCCGTGGCCCGCGACGGTGAATGCTTCGTGCTGAAGGTGACGGACGCGGCGAACCCGTGAGCAGCGGCGGTGAATGCTGATAAAAGGGACATGGCTTTAAAAAGAAACCCGCCGCCCGATTTCTCAGACGGCGGGTAACCGATGAACAATAACAACCAGCAGAGATTAGCCGAGGAGGGTGGCGACAAACTCAGGCTTCCAGACTTTGACGCCGTAGAATGCCATGATTTTGATCTGATTGACGCCGTAACCCTTATACAGACGAGCGGAGAACGAAAGCCCGGTCTTTTCGTCATAGAGCGTTGCAATTTCCTCGCCAGCGTCGCCGCCGGGTGGTTGCGCGGGTGGTCGCATCGCAAGCTCAATCGCGGACTTGTGGAAACCGACGTTTGCGGTATAGCTATTGCCAACCGTGATGGCGTTGTTGTCTGCGATTGCACCGCGAAGACCAGGGTGATTGAGTGTGACCACGTTGGATGCTAGCGGGCTTCCCACGACATAATTAAAACCGCTGCCTGCGCCGGATGCAAATGTGATAACATCACCGGCGAGGATGGTGCCAGTGCCGGTGTCGGTGGTGATTGCACGGCTACCAGTGGTAAGACCAGTTTGATTGACTAGGTATCCCGAGCCGGTGCCTTTGGTGTGGCTGCGGATTCCCGAGCTTGCGCGGATAGAGAAACCCCCAATGTTAAGCAGCTCGCCGTTGCGGAGAGTGGCAGCAGTGCCAGCCTCGTTTGCCTTGGTAAGCGTCGAGAGGTTGCGGAGGTTCGTGCCTGCGCTGGTCGAGATAGCAAGCGAAAGCTGGCCGTCATCCATTGGGCATCCGTTGTCTTCGAGTATCTGGCGAAGCTCGTTAATGGTATTAAAGTTGCTCGCAAATGGAGTGGTTCCAGCGGTGCCAACTGCGCGGCTTGCGCCCTTGTAGGCTGCATCTGCGATTGCAGCTTCCACGGTGTTTCGCATCTTACGGATGGCTTGAGCGTAAAGCTGTGTAATAGCCTCCTCGTATCCAACGGTATTAGAAAGCTGGACAAACTGCTCACCTTTAAGCGGGATACTAGATCCAACGTAAGAGCTAAGGACCAGCGACTCGGTGGAGGTGGTAATATCGGCCGCATCAGGCACGGTCATCGCTGGGGTGTATGAGGTTTCCAGCGTTGGCTCGGTTGAGCGCATCGAGGTGACGGTTCCATTGGCGGAAACGCCGTCGGTGCCGCCGTTGGTGATGACGCCTTGCGAAAAGGCGGTTGGTTCGTTCGCGACTTGATCGCGGGCGACGTAAAGGATCTCAGTAAGACCCGTTAGTGAAATGTCGTTAGCCATGGTAGTGTTTGATTAGATTTTGGTGGTGATTAGTCAGTGAGTTTGCCGCCGTTGCGGATAAATTCGTTGCGGTTTTTGGACGTGAGGGCGAGGATCGACAACGGAATGGGACGAATCGACCAGCGAAGTAATATTTTCGGCCTCTGTATTAGTGCAAAGGACGGCTTGAATTTGACATGAATCCAACGGGTAAGAACTCCTTGCCCTTATGCCAGCTCCAACCATTTACAAAACCTCCGCAGCCGCTGACCTAGTTTTCACACTGACCTCGGAAGACGGAATAATCCTGACCGACATTTCACAAAATGTTCAGTCTGTGGTTTCTGAGGTAAGAGGACCAGAAAACGACGTGGAAGCCGTTGCGATTTCTGGCGTTACAAACGAAATCTCTCTAAACGGATACACGAACGGAACCTCTGCCGCCGCCGTTGGCGCTTTGCTAACCCTCACCAACGATACAGATGTTGGTGGAATGTCTGGCGGCACCATTATTGTTAAGACGGTATCTTTTACCCATACCCAAGGCGAGTTTCAAAAGGTTTCCATTTCCGCAACTAAATATGCGTCCACGATGACCGCTGTATAATCCAAAACCGCTGGCAGACCGGGAAAGTCTGCCACCCATAAAAAATGAACAACAAACAAGAAATGTTTTCAACCATGAACGTCATGGTTGCGGATATACTACTCACCTACGGATTCAAACTGCTGACATTTACTAGCATCGTCCGAGCGGATGGCAAGGAATCTAAGGAGTTCTGGTTTGATGCCAAGTCGCCAGACTGCCAAGTGCCGATGACGCCGCTTGACAGGGACCGCAAACGCTGGAATCAGGCGGATTACGTGCATTACTATGCGACCAAGGGCGCGGATGAACTCAAGGCAATCGACCCAGACCACCCCTTGCTTTGGATGCGTGCGGCGATCATGAACCGCAATGAGTTAATCAGCATCATCAAAAACGCGCCCCGCATGATCGAAATTAAAAACGGGGATCGCACCGCGCTGATTGCGGAAAACGCCACGGAAGAAACAAAACGCAAGATTGCTGCAATGCTTTAATTTCTTGAACAAATATGAACACAGAACTAATGACAGACGATGAAGCCCTGCGCATGCACGGCATGACGGACGGACCAAAACAAGTCTCGCGCTTCAAGCTCCGACCAGTGACCGCGCTTTCCCTCTCATGGATGCAGCGGAATAACCTGTTTGACGATACATTCGGGGATATGCTTATGAAGACCGCTGCATTTGCCTTCCTGCATAGCGAGGACAAGGCGAAAATCCGCAGTGTTGTTAATGATCGCCTGCCATTCCTTGGCGCGGTTGACGAATGGATGGATGAAAATATTAAACACCACTCTGAGCTTGAGCCCGTATCGCAGGAAATGACAGAATCTCTTGACCGATACATGGCGGCAATCACCCTTGCCGCCAATCCTCAAGACGCGCAACCGGGCGGGAGAAAAAACTAGCATCCCCCAACTGGCTCGCATCCTATGTCTACCACATCGGCAGCGCATGTCCAGGGATTGGGGGTTATGACTACATCATCGGGGAGCTTCCGCTTTCGGCTGGATTGCAAATCATTGACGCTGATTTATTCGCAAAGGGAATCGACCGGGTTTACTCACGCGGAAACGCTGCCGCCGATTTTGACTCTCTCGCCATAATAGACGCACAGCTCGAAAAACTAAGACGACAATGGCAGACGGAATCAATGTAAAATTTAGCGCGACCGATGCGGGTTTTTCCGGCACCGTGGCGAAGGTGAATAACTCCATGCGCAGCATGGATGACAACGCCCGGAAGGTCAGCAATAGTGTCAAGTCTAGTTTCTCGGGAATGGCCAAGGCTGGCGCGGCTCTGGCTGTCGGATTTGGCGCGATTCAGGCCGGTATTGGCGCGATTCGTGGCACGATTGATAACTTTGGGGCGGCTCTCGACATGGGTGGGGAGCTTAACGACTTGAGCAGTCGGACTGGAGAAACGGCGGGGAACCTAATGGTCCTTGGTCGCGCCTTTGACAACGCCGGGTCGAGTGCCGACAAGGTAGGGCCGACGATCAACAAGCTACAAAAGGCGATCATCGAAGCAGGCCAAGGAAACGGCGCGGCGGTTGATGCATTCAAGCGGCTAGGTCTGAATCTTGAGGAGCTGAAATACGCTGCACCGATTGACCAAATGCGTGCCGTTGGTGTTGCACTACAAGGGGTGACCAACCCGAGCGAACGTGCGGCAATAGCAATGCAGGTTTTCGGAAAGTCTGGCGGCGAGTTGCTGCCGATGCTCATGTCAATGGGGGAGGAGATCGCCAATGCAAAGGGCGAGCTTGGAGACTTTCCAGGCGTAATGGATCGGAGTGCCGCCGCGTTTGATCAACTAGGCGACAAGATTTCAGTCATGCGCGGCAAGCTGACTGAGTTCGCGGCAGGCATGCTAGAGGGAGCATTGCCCGCGCTCAATCAGTTTGTTGAAGGTGGCGCAAAGCTCGACGCTGCTGGATTTGGTGCTCAGATCGGAACTCGATTAGCAGAGGCGTTCTCGCTCATCACAAGCGGCGAAATGTGGGAGATTTTCAAACTCAAAGGCGAGAAGGCAATCAACTCGATTCAGACGAGTCCCGCCATGAATGGATTCGCGGCGACCATTAATACGATTTGGGATGGTATAATGTCGAAGAGTGGTGAAAACTTTAATTTTGATGAGACATGGAATAAATACGCAACAGCAGGCATCGACGCTAACACGGAGATTGCAGACTCTCTCGACGAGCGGATTTCAGGGATCATGGATCGGACAGCAAAGCGCATGGCCGACGCCGCCCGCCAACTAGACAGAGAATCGCAAGAACGCGCTGCCGAGTCTGGAATCATGGTGAAGGATATTCGACCTCCCCGGGAATCCAGAGAGATCCCCGAGTTGCTTAAGCGCGTTTCCGAGTCGGTCAAAAAAGATTCGAAAACGATTGCGGAAAACTTCGCCACCATTGCGCCAGCTATTGCAGAGGCGGCCAGTCTATCATCTCAGGTGAGAAATAGGACCACCGATGCGATCATGAATGAACGCGTCGACCCTGGCGGAAGATTGCAAGCCAAGGCTAACGAGGCTGTCGCTTCGGGGGATTTCTCAGGAGCCAGAAGGGCGGAAAGAAGCATTGCACAACGCGAGCAAAATCAAGCCATCCAAGACGCGTTTGGGAAAGGAAAAGCAGCAAGCAGATCACTCCAAGACATCGCCAAAGAGCAAGGACTGGAGACACGGGGCAAAGGCTCACGCGAACTAAGGGATGAACTCAGTAAGCTCGCAGAGGCCGATAAGAAGCGCCAACAAGAGATGGTCCCCGGCCAAGGTGGGAAGACTAAGGAAGAAGCCGCAGGGCAAGCCAAGGCCGACGCAAACTCAATCCTGACCGAGATCAAATCTCTAGTGGATACGATTAAAACCACAGTCAATAAGATCGAGCCAAAACTCCCAACCCACGCCCTCGCCTCATAACATGCCAACGATCTACGAAAAAACAGCCGGGGCGCTAATCCCTAGCAGCGAGCGGAGCGTCACCACCTACGACAGCGGGCTAGTCCGCGTGGATCAGGTTTACACCTGCGCGACTGAGCATGCCGACACCCACCGGATTGCGCTGGCGATTGGCGAATCTATGCCGGACGGGAACAACGTCCCGGCGATTGACGGGC